ATGCAGTTATCGAGACAAGATCTAACTGACTTGTTTGTTCGTCGCGGACAAGACTGGTCTAGCAAAGCAATTGCAGCCGCCCTTGATAATAAAGGGGTTGATATCACTACGATGGAGCGTGTACGCGGCTTAAAACCTGGAGCAATGCGTAACGTGTTTTATCGCCGCGTACCTGCATATGAATCAGCAATTGCAGAAGCGATTGGTGTGGAACCGGAAGTTATCTGGCCATCACGTTATCGGAATAAAAATCCGCATAGCAACGCTGCATAGGTGGTGTTATGTGGATTACAGCAAAAGAGTGTGCTGGCATTGGAGGGCTACCAACACGTGAACACAATGTCAGGGCGCGTCTAGATCGTGTAATTGAAAATAAACCTGAATTAAGGCGCAAGCGTGAAGGTACCAAAGCATTCGAGTATCACATCGACTGCCTACCCGCTGAAGCGCAGAAAGTTTTACGTAAGCGCCTGACTCATCAGGTCCTGGAAGATGCACAACTGCCCGCCGTGGTTGAGCAGAAGGCAGTTAAAAACGTCGCCGTTCGCGATGAACTGGAAGTGATGGTCAAATGCCCGGAGCTGGCATTACGCGAAGTTCAGGCACTGACCGACAAGCAAAAGGCCATCGCTGATGCGCGGATATTGCTGGCTACCGAAGTGCATAAACTGCGTGAATACGCCGGAATGTCCAGGACGGCAGCAGTAAAACACATCGTTGATGGTATTCGTCAGATGGCATTGCCCGAGCGTATTATCGAGGCCGCAGGTACTGCCAACGCCAGACAGGGTAAGCGAACTGGCGTCAGCTGGGGATGTTTACAGGAATGGTATTCCACCTGGCTGATGGCGCGCGGTGATGCCAATCAGTTACTGGCGTTACTGGCTCCCGGTCATCATAAGGGAACACCGTGGGAGCAGGTCTGGTGGTTGAGCGATTTCTTTATGTTCTATCGCTCATGGAAGCGCCCGACCATTGAATATGCGTATCGCGAGTTTTCAGCCTGGTGGCATGAAAAACACGCGAACGATGCGGGAATGCTGGCGGCACTGCCTTCAGTTCACGCAGTAAGACGGGTGTTAAGCAGCGTCCCGGTGATTGTTAAAGAGCGTTTCCGCTCCACCGGTTCAGCCTGGCGTTCGCTCAATCCCTTTGTGCGGCGCGACTGGAGCACATTACCGGTTAATGCGGTATGGGTCGGGGATGGTCACTGTATGAAACTGATGGCATTCAGCCCTGCCACCGGGAATACATTCCGGCCAGAAGTGACACTGGTTATGGATGCAGGGCAACGCTTTATTGTGGGCTGGTCGCTGTCCCTGTCGGAGAACGTAGTGGCCGTTGCTGATGCATTGCGTCATGGCATGTCACAACACGGGATACCGCTGATTTATTACTCCGATAACGGGGGTGGTGAAAAAAACCAGGTACTTGATGCCGATATTACCGGGATTCTGCCCCGACTGGGTGTGGAGCATCACACGGGGATACCTGGTAACCCGCAGGGGCGCGGGGTAATAGAACGAGCAAACAAAGGAATACCCAAAGATGTGGCTCTGAGTTTCCAGACGTACTGCTCAAAAAATGCAGACAAGGAAACGGTGATGATGCAGCAACGCATCACACAGTCAGCAATTAAGGCCACCCACAAAGGGAAAGAGCTGACAAAGCGGCAGGTTCAGGCTATGGGAGAAGTTCCCACCTTTGAGCAACTGATGGCCGCAATAGAGCTGGAGGTGAAACGGTATAACAACCGGCCACACAGCAGCCTTCCCCGCAAAGAGGATGGTGAACATTACAGCCCGGCAGCGTATCGCCGGAAACTGATAAAGGAGCAGAAAGCTGAAATCGACATGCTGTCGCCGGAAGAACTGCATGAAATGTTCCGACCGGAAAGCATCTGCACGGTGCGACGCGGTGAAGTGGTGTTATTCAGAAACATCTATTTCTCAACAGAACTGGCAGCAGAGCACGGAAATGAAGTCAGGGTTTGTTACGACATTCACGACGCAAACAGCGTGATTGTCAGGCGGATGGACGGTTCTTATATCTGCGATGCCATCTGGAACGGTAATAAGGTTGATGCGTTCCCGAAAGCTGTTATCGAACAGCAGCAGGAGAAACGCGCCAGAGGCCGCATTGCACGGGCCACGCAGAAAATCGAAGAGGCGAAACGCGAGCTTACCCCGGCTATTACGCAGAAATCTGAGTTTAATTTTGGATTTGGTCTGGAGCGCCCGGAGAAAAAGGAAAAAGAAGAACTTTATTTATTCGCATCTGAACGCGAGCGCAATTTAAAGAAAAACGGCACAAACAACCGTTAATTTAAAAGGTATTTAATTATGAGTTTAATTACGCAATTAAATGACGTAATGGCCCGTCGCGGCTATACGCAGACCCACGTCGCCCGTGCAATTGGTCGTAGCAGCGCCGTTATCAACCAGTATTTGCAGGGTAAATATCAGGGCGATATGGCTGATATTGAAGAACGCATTTCTGCCTTTGTGACCCGTGAGCGGGAAAAGGAAAACAGCCGCCGTATTAAAGCAAAGTTTGTGACCACCGGTATGGCTGCCAAAGGACTGGAGGTGCTGGCCTACGCTCACCTGGAATGTGAAATCTGTGTGCTGTATGGCGCAGCTGGCCTTGGCAAAACAATGATTCTGCGTGAATACGCCGCCAGAAACCGGGATGCGGTCCTGATTGAGGCTGACCCGGGCTATACAGCCAGGACACTGCTTGAGGAGTTGTGCCGCCAGCTGGGGGTAAAGGTTCGCGGCAACATTCACGAACTGATTGATGCCTGTGTGCGCGAACTGCGTGATTCCGGTCGTCTGCTGATGGTGGACGAAGCTGAACTGCTCCCCTATCGCGCACTGGAGGTTCTGCGCCGTCTGCATGATAAAGCGGGTATCGGGGTTGTCCTGGCGGGTATGCCTCGTCTTCTGATTAATCTCAAGGGGCGTCGTGGTGAATTTGCGCAGTTATACAGCCGCGTGGCGCTGGCGCTTAACCTGGGCGACACGCTGGCGCAGGAAGATTTTAACCAGATAGCCACCGGGCTGATGCCGGAAGCAGCAGAACCGGAAATCAGCGAGGCGCTTTACGCGCGCTCGCTGGGTAATGCCCGCCGCCTGTTCAAACTGGCGCGCGGTGTGTACCGGATTTGCGATATCAGCGATGCGCCGGTCAGTGTGCAGGCCATAGATAAATTCGCAGAAATGTTAATTCACTGAGTAAAGGTCAGGTATGGAACAGATTGCCGTAAAAAAAGAAATTAAAGCACTACGGAATATCGGTCGTAATGGTTGTATTTATTTTAATGGAACCCCCGGTGAAATTATTCCGTTTGTTGATTGCTTCGTGCCGGGTGAACTGCGTATTGATTTATATTCCCGTGAACGGGAAATCAATGGAACCGGAAATACCAGCGACGACTGGGATGTTGATGAATGCTGTGCGCGATTAATGATTATTCCTTTTGAGCAGACTTTGCAGGGGTTTCGTCGGGCTTACCGCCTTGCACGCATGTGTGCCCACCTGCCCCGGTATCAGCCCCGACTGGCGTTTACGCTCAGATAATACAGCAGAGAAATGTTAATTCACTGATGGAGAACAAAATGATGGAAAAGCAGGCCATTAATGCCGTCCGTTCCCGTGCCCGTGTGGCTATCCATACCACTGGCGGTCGCGTAACGGGGCAGCATCACCGTTTACCTGTGGTTTATGCCTGCCCGCCTGTGGGTGGTCCTGTATGGCCGGTAACGGAAATCGTTCAGACATTCAGCGGCCTGCGCCGCGTGGTTAAAACGTCCTGTATCGACGGCTGTACCGTCGTATGGCAATGAGAGGAAATCAGAATGGCGGTTAAATTAGAAGTAATTATCTATACCAATGAAAAAGGCGCGACTCTTACCCGGATTACAGGGAGTTATTCGAAGGATGGCACTTCCAAAAGGGAGCTTCAGGTGGCAACAGGATTACATGATGTTATCAAGGAAACGCTTAGAAATGACTATAACGGCGTGAATCTTTTTTCTGAAAACGTTGCGCCTCGCGCACATAACACACATTAATCTGTAAATATCACTGAGGTAATTTAATTATGACGACTGAAAATAAAGTTAAGCAATACACGAAAACTCAAGCGCCTGAAGGTTACTGGGTGGATGCCCGTGGCGTAATGACACCTGAAAGCCTTATCAAAGATATTGACCGCGACCGCGAGCAGCTGGTCGGTGAGCTTGTGGAGATGGTGATTGCTGCCTCCGCCTCGCTGCGGGAACTGAAACTGCGTGCGTTTGGTGATATCCAGGCATTTATTGACCTGTCGGCGGAGAAATACGGCGCTGTGAAAGGCGGCAAAAAAGGCAATATCACGCTTTACAGCTTTGACGGGCGATACAAGATTCAGCGCGCCATGCAGGACCGTATCGCGTTTGATGAACGCATTCAGACCGCGAAGTCGCTGATTGATGATTGCCTGGCTGACTGGACGGAAGGTGCGCGCCCTGAAATTAAAGCCATCATTAGCGAGGCATTCAGCACGGACAAGGAAGGCAACATTAACACAGGGCGCGTTCTGGCCCTGCGTCGCCTCGAAATTGAGGACGAACGCTGGAATAACGCCATGATGCTGATTGGTGAAGCCGTCCAGGTGATTGGCAGCAAGAGCTATATTCGTGTGTATGAGCGCGTTGGTGATTCTGATGAATACCGCGCAATCCCGCTTGATATTGCAGGGGTTTAACATGCATCAGGATATCAAAGAGTACAGAGCCGGAAATCGTTGCGCGGCGTATTCGCTGGGTGCATCCAGAGCAGAACAACGCGGCGATTATGATGAGGCAGAAAAACTGTGGCGCAAGGCAGCGCAAAGCCCGTGTAGCACCCTGCGCCGCATCTGGGCTGAACATCGCGCGGAGTTCTGCGCTAACGCTCACCTGAAGGGCTGGAGGCCACGCCATGAATGCGAAGAACTTTAATAAGCAGTATCCGGTAGGGACTCGCTTCATGCACACTGCACATCCGGCGTTGCGTGGTGGCCGTGTGGTGAAAACCGTTTCACCTGCCAGAGATTTTAAATGTGGTTGTGTGGTTGAAATTAATGTCGAGCCTTATTTCGTTAAAATCGAAACACTGAAAGCACCGCATTAATTTAATTTGTTTTTAATTGTTATTTAAAACAGGCGTAAACCCGCCGGGGCTGGCTTACGCCTGAGTCAGAGAGAGTTTATTTATGAATATCGCAAAGCAAAAAAAGTTCGCCCGCGAAATTAATCTGACAATCGTTTGTTTTAATCGTCTTGCGACCAGTTCTCAATCGACAGCAGATGCTCATTCAGTACCGCAGCCAGAACGAACTCCCCACGTTCCTGAAGGCCGTGCCGGAAGTTGCGTAATTCAGAATTCAGGATGCTGAGGTTCAGACGACCATGAAAAATAAATACATCGCCAAAATTAAAAAGCTGTTACGCCTTGCAAGAGGGACATCAAGCCCGGAAGAAGCCGCTAACGCTATTGCAAAAGCCCAGGCTTATATGCGCCAGCATGGTATCAGCGAAAACGACGCGGAATTGTTCGACATTCAGGACGCTGCCAGCGCGGGTGCGCCGAGTGATGCCAGTACACCGCCGCGTTATATGCACATCCTGTGTGACCTGGTCTGTAAAGCCTTCGGTGTCGAGTGTTACATCTCCGGCGAATACCGGGCTTCTGGTTCACTCAAACGTTACGTTCGTTTTTATGGTCCTGACAGCCGCCCGGAAATCGCGGCCTACGCGTTTGATGTGCTTTCCCGTCAGATGATGGCAGAGCGCAAGAAATATCAGGATAAACACTGCAAACGTTGCGGCCCGTCCACGCGGGTGGCCCGTGGCGACCAGTTCTGCGAAGGCTGGGTCTTTGGTGCCCGTGATGTCATTGCGGTGTATGACGTCTCCCCGGAAGAAAAAAGCCGCCTTGAGCTTTACAGAAAGAACCTGCACAGCACCAAGGGACTGCGCGACGGGGATATGCGCACCGCTAAAGCGTGCCGGGGTGCAGAGTCTGCCGCTACAGCCGGTTTTATCGCCGGGAAAAACGCCAGACTGCATCAGGGGGTTAATGGTCAGAGCAACAAAACGCTGGCACTGGGGAGGGTGTAACGATGGCTTTTAAACTTCTCAGTGTTACCGAAGCAATATACCAGCCGCCCGGAGAACGCCACGAATACAGGATGGATGACGGTAGCGCAGCGGTTGAGTTCCCCGGATATCCGGGGGCTTCCCGGTGGCGGTTCTATGACAGTGCGGGACGCCGGATTATTAAAAGAACCGTGCACAACGCCATGAAAGCCGCCGTAGAACGCCATAAAAGGAGGTTTAACTGCAAATGAATATTGAATTTTATGAACACAATGGTACCGCAGTTATCACTATTTCCTGCTGGTTCTGGGAGTTCCGTCACTATTGCCGGGTTGTGGATGCGGCGCTGTTTGTGGCCCCTGAAGTGCACCATAAGAGTGATGGAGGCCTTTTAATGAGAACCGTCATCTACGGTAAGAGGGTCCCGATGTTACGGGCGTTTAAAGTGGCAAAACAGGAGGCGGCGCAGTGAACCAGCAAACCAGAATAAGCGATAAGAGCCTGGCCAGACTGATTGCCGATGCGGACAAGGTGCTGGATCGGAACACCCCCGTTGCCGATGAGGTATGGTGGCAGGATTTCCGGGCCGCAATGCTGGAACTTCAGGCGCGCCGCAGGGCTGACAGTGCAGAGTCAGTGGTAAATACAGGAGAATGAAACGATGAAAAACCGTAAAGCAAGACTGCTGATAGCAAAACCCGGACAGCTTATCCGTATCTCAAATCGGCTTGTTGTTCGCTATAGATATCTTGGTTTTAGGGAGTGGTCCTCTATTCGTTTTTACGGTGTCTGGCGAAACAGAAGCGCAGCCCAAAACCGCTGGAAAAATCACGGTATGTAAAGGAGGTGCCAGGTGAAGAAAATGGTTTTTGTGGCGGCATTGCTGACAATTACCCAACAAGTGCATGCTTCAGCAGCTATTGTAGCCTCTACCGCCGCGACTACGGCTGCTGTAGCTGCTGCGAACTCTGCGAATATCGCAAACCAACAGGCACAGCGTGCTGCTAATGCATCAGCCAGCGTTCACCCAATCACCATTAAGAGCAGTAAGCAAAATCTGGGATTTATAACGTGCGGCACGCGTTCTAATGAAGCTGTAGGCTCACTGGGATGTACGGTATATGGCGATAGTGAGCGCAGAGAAATTCCATGGAAAACGTGGCCCGGATACGTTCTTGGCTCGAAGCTCCCGGCCAGTTATGAGGTAAACGCCGTGTCGTTTGATCACTATAACGGCGTGGCAACTGTCTATTTCACATACTGAGGCTTGATATGGAATTTTCTGAATCACGGAGCAACAACACGATGAAAGCCATCACCGTAACTCGACGTTCCTGATTTCGCGAGTTGTTTAAACGGTAATCAAATGCAGACCAAAACATGTGTTTTGGTCTGCCAAAAGTAATGTTTTGGTCATTATGAAAATTGAACAAATCGGAATGGCAGCCTTCCGGCAGCAGGCTGAAAGCGGTGGCGTGGATGAGTTCGTCGTGCAGCGGTTCGATGGTGTGTATCACCTCTTCGCTGTGAATCGCCGCGCCGGGGTGTCCTATTTTCTACAGGAACGCCGTGGCGATTACAAGACGTGGCTGTCTCTTGACCGTGCCGCCGCGTTCCTGTCGGGGATTGGTGTTTCACGTTTTACCGTGCGTTTTGAGGATAACAAACATGCTGAAAAAGATGATCGGAGCCATTAAAGCCGGTCAGGCGTATCTGGGGTGGGATGATGCCCTTTATCGTCAGACGCTGGCCCGCCTGACCGGTAAAACCAGCACCACACGCTGCAATCTCGATGAACTGCGCATCATCCGGGAATACATGCACGAACAGGGATTTCCGCGCAAAGCGCCCGCCGGTAAAGGTCGCCGCCCCCGTGTTGCAATGAGCAGAAAATCGGTATTATCCAAAATTGAGGCGTTGCTGGCTGATGCCGGTCGTTCCTGGGCGTATGCGGAAGGACTGGCATCTCACATGTATAAGCAACATGTGATCGAATGGCTGACAGATGATCAGCTGTTCGGGGTGATGGTGGCGCTGACAAAAGACGCCAGAAAACGAGCCAGAGCAGCACGTAAACAATAAAGAATCAGCCCCTGCCTTGCAGGGGCTTTTTTGTGGTCTGTACAGGCGATCATGTATGGCTATAATAACAGTAAGTTACTACCGGAGACGCCATCATGCAGACCTTCAGTGAAACAGATCTTCGCGATGCGCAGGCACTGCTGCCCGATTCCGTACAGCAACTGATTAGCGTGATTGGCTTCCCCGCCCTGACCCGGTTAATCCGTTCTTTTGGTGGCGTGACGTTAAGCGGTAAAACCGGCGCACACGCCGGACGCACCGGCGGTGTCCATGCCCTGTTACATGATGTGCTGACCGAAGACGAAATCAACAAACTGATCCGCTTTCTTGGCGGTGCACCGTTTTACATTCCCCGTTGTGATCATGCGTTACGTGCCCTGCGTAACACCCGTTTTATGGCTGATTTACAGCAGCATGTAAAAGACGGATGCTCACACCGGCAGGCGCTGGCACTGCTCTGTCCCCGCTACGGGATTTCAGACCGGTACGCATGGCAGCTGATACACCGACGACAAAAACAGACTTCGCTGAAAAGCCCCACCCAGGTGGGGCTTTTTGATTAATGGGCCTCAGAAAAAAGGAGACACGAAATGATGCGTTCTGACACCGATATCGACTATGCAGTACTCGGTGAATATACCGCATTTTCAGACAAGGCCCGGGATGCAGCCCGTCGCCGACATGCTGAAATGTGCAATTTATCCAGTTACCTGGCGAAACAGGCCCAAAGCCCGGAATCAGTAACGAATCATGATGAAGTGCTGTCAGCCGTAAACAGAATGATTGACGCAGAACGGGAAATGCGTAATGCCGTGGAAAGAGCTAACCTGCTGGCGCGGGCATGTTATAAGCCACCATTAAAACTCGCTTCCCTTTAACCCATCCAGATAATCAACCTGCCGGGGGTGCTGAACACCCCCAGCAGTACCCACCACACCAGACCGTTTACCCTGTCCACTCAGACCACAAGGCACCTTAAGGGATAGCGCCCTGCAAAAGGCTTCTGTGCCTTTGACAGGGTGTTATTTACGGGCCGTCAGTGGCTCAGATTTACAGGAGAAACTCATGTCTGAACCCTTATCAGGCGGCGGAGCTGTGGCAGTCACCATCGGTGGTGCCAGTGTGTTTGGTCTTCTCACCAATACCGATTTCGGGGTCGTGGTGGGCGCGTTTGCCGGGGCGCTTTTTGTTGTCACGCAGCAGAAAGAAATCCCGGTCTGGCGAATGGCCATCCACCTGCTCGTCGCATTTGTGGTTGGCGTTCTGGGGGCTGGCGTGGCTGCGTCACTGATGCAGTGGCTGACCCACTACAACGACAAGCCGCTCGATGCATTGTGTGCGGTCGGTGTCTCGGCGTTATCCATCAAGATACTGACCTTTCTTTATCAACAGGAAATTTCATCGCTGTTCGGCCTGTTTTCCAGACTGCGCGGCGGAGGGGGTGGAAATGGAAAGTAGCCTTGCCGGTATCGTGAACGTCTGGCTGTGTCTCACCATTGTTCTGGGGTTGTTTGTGTATCGCCGCCACGGTGCGGCGCACAAACCGATGATTACCTGGCTGGCGTACTGGCTGATGCTCGGCTACGTCATCATCCCGTTCCGCTGGCTGTCCGGTACATACACGCAATCCAGCTGGCTGGTTGTGGCGCTGAATCTGGTTTTCTGTGCGCTTATCGTGTGGGCGCACGGGAATTTGTCAAAAATCCTTTCGTTATTGCGGAGGTGAATATGTCGGGAAAATTCCGTTTCAGTCAACGTAGCGAGAAAAATCTGGCTGACGTAAAGCCACAACTGGTGGCAGTTGTACGCCGTGCGCTGGCGTTGTCGGACGTCGATTTTGGTATTACCGAAGGTTTACGCACGAAAGAACGTCAGAAACAACTTGTCGCTGAAGGCAAGAGCCAGACCATGAACAGCCGTCACCTTACTGGCGATGCCGTTGATGTCGTGGCTTACGTTGGTAGCACTATTTCATGGGACTGGCCGTTATACGAAAAAATCGCCCGTGCCTTTAAACAGGCTGCCGCAGAGCTGGGTGTCGCCATCGAATGGGGCGGAGACTGGAAAACGCTGAAAGACGGGCCTCATTTCCAGTTAAAACGCTGATGCGGGACGGGTTATGAACAGAAGTCGCTGGCCCCACAGAACGCCACGTAAAGCCGCGCGCTGTGTTCTGGCCCTGTTTCTGATGATGTTGCTTCCGGTGGGATGCTCAGACATTAACAGAGCGGGCCAGCTGTTTGACGCGGCGGCGCAGGTCTGCCGGATTATTGACGGTATCCGGCAGTGTTCGCAGAACTGATTTTTTGAAGGTCTGACACAGTGAGCATTATCAGATTTACAGAATACACAGGTTCAGGAGGTGCTGGCGCTGTCATGGTGCTCGCTGAACGAATCACCCATTTTTACCGTCAGTACGGTACACATGATGGCACGGTCATTGAACTGGATACCGGGAAAAACGTATTTGTTCTTGAAAATCCCGACGAAGTTCAGCGCAGGATTGAACAGGCTCAGAAGGACACTTAATGGCGTGGTCACAGGATATCAGGGACAAAGTCCGTAACGGGTACATCTTTGACCAGCTTCCGCTGGATATCGTCGCCATGAAGTACGCCGTGCCGCACGACACCGCGCGGCGCTGGAAAACGCAGGCGATGAAGAACGGCGACGACTGGGACAAGCTGCGGGCCGCGCACGCGCTCGCCGGTGACGGGCTGGAAAGTGTCGCCCGCACCGTGCTTATCAGTCTGGTGGTGAAGTGTCAGACGACGCTTGAACGGCTGAACCAGAACCCGGACATCCCGCCGCAGGAGTCCGTCGAACTGCTGGCGAGTCTGTCCGACAGTCTCAGTAAGGCGGTGGCCAGCAGTAAAAAAATCCTGCCGGAAACCGACCGGCTCGCCACGGCACTGGAAGTGGTGCAGCGGCTCGGCGCGTTCATCAAGGAGCGTCACCCGACGCAGTATGCCCCGTTTCTTGAGGTGCTCGAAGGCTTCGCTAAAGAGCTTGAGGATAATTTCAGTTAACCACAGCGGCCCGGTTTTCCGGGTCGTCTGATATTCGGGATTTGTAATGCAAAAACAGATTATTGGTAACGCAACGTTGTATTGCGGTGATGTTCTTGATGTGCTGCCGGCGTTATCCGAACGTTTTGATGCCGTCATTACCGACCCGCCTTACAGCAGTGGTGGTACACACAAATCAGACCGCAGCATGGCCCCTTCGGACAAGTATATCGGTCACACCCAGTATGCCGAGTTCACCGGCGATAACCGCGACCAGCGCAGCTGGGCGTTCTGGTGTTCCATGTGGATATCTCATGCATTGCACAGGCTGAATTCCGGCGGTTATTTCATGGTGTTCAGTGACTGGCGACAACTACCGGCGCTTACAGATGCATTTCAGGCCGGTGGTGTGCTGTGGCGTGGTCTGGTTGTCTGGGATAAAACGCAGGCTTCCCGTGCGCCACACACTGGCTATTTTCGGCATCAGGCCGAGTATGTGGTCTGGGGCAGCAACGGAAAACTCGACAAATGCCCGCACGGTGGCCCGTTCCCGGGTGTGATTACGCAGCGTGTCGTCCCGTCCGAAAAACTGCACATGACCGCAAAGCCGGTTCAGCTGATGGCTGAGCTGGTTAAACCGCTGACACCGGATGCGCACGTCCTTGATCCGTTTATGGGAAGCGGCACTACCGCCATCCCTGTACTTGCCCGTGGCGGACGGTTTACCGGCATTGAAATGACTAACCAGTATTTTGATATCGCCTGCGCACGTATCGAAAAAGCCCAGACAGAAGCAGTGCAGGTGTGACGTGGCAAAACGTAAACTTTCCATTAAAGAGTTTCAGAGAAGCCTGCAGGAGTACATCGCCAACCTCCGCCAGACCATCGAGGCTGAATGTCTGGGGTTCGATGTTAACCCGCAGGCCACACAGGCCCGCCGGGCGGCAGTCTGCGACCCGGTGACGGGCTACGATTATTTTGTCGAAAATTATTTCCCGCACTACGTCCGCAACCCGGCAAAAAGTGAGCTGCATAAATACCTGTTCAGCCGTCTGCCACAGGTTGTGGCAAGCCCGGACCCGGAGAACGACGCCATCGCCGCGCCCCGTGGTGAAGCAAAATCCACGCTGGTGACTCAGCTGTTTACCCTGTGGACCATTATCCGGGCCATTAAGCATTACCCGGTCATCATTATGGACAGTATCGACCAGGCTTATCCGATGCTGGAAGCCATCAAGGCTGAACTGGAGTTTAACCCCCGTTTAAAAAACGATTTCCCGGAAGTGTGCGGGCAGGGTCGCGTCTGGCGTATGGGGACCATCGTCACGGCCAACAATATCAAGGTGACCGTTGCCGGTAGTGGTAAAAAACTGCGTGGTCTGCGCCACGGCCCGTACCGTCCTGACCTGGTTATCCTCGACGATATCGAGAACGACGAGATGGTGCGTAACCCGGAGCAGCGCGACAAGCTGCATGACTGGCTCACCAAAACCGTGATGCCGCTGGGCGAGGCTGGCGGTAAAACCGATATTATTTATATCGGAACCATCCTGCATTACGACTCCGTACTGTCGCGCACGCTGAATAATCCGATGTGGAAAACGGCCCGCTTTAAGGCCGTTATTCAGTGGCCTGCCAACATGAAGCTGTGGGACGAGTGGGAAGAACTCATCCGCAACAAACAGCCGGAAGCAGCGGAGGCACTTTACCGGCAGAACGAAGCCGACATGCTCGCCGGGTCGGTGGTGTCATGGGCGGCGCGTCCCCTGCTGGCGCTGATGAAAATCCGTGTCCGTGACGGTCACGACACCTTTGATTCTGAATACCAGAACGACCCGGTCAGCGGTGAAGATGCGCTGTTTGCGGGCTGCATTAAGTTCTGGGTTAACCGTCTTGATGAATGGGTGTTCTACGGCGCTGTTGACCCCAGCCTCGGGAAGAAGAATAAAAACCGCGACCCGTCGGCCATTCTCGTGGGGGGCTTTAACCGTTTTACCGGCATACTGGATGTGGTTGAAGCCGATATCCGCCGGCGTCTGCCAGATAAACTTATCGAAGATGTGATTAAGTATCAGCGGGAATATCACTGCCTGTGCTGGTCGTTTGAGTCCGTTCAGTTTCAGGAGTTTCTGCGTACCGTGCTGGTTGAGCGTTCGGCGGCGCTGGGTGTGCCGGTTCCGGCGCTGCCGGTCATCCCGCTGGAGGATAAAGCGCTGCGTATCGAATCCCTTCAGCCGCATATGGCCAACGGCCTGATTCGTATCAGCCACACACATCAGACGCTGATTGACCAGCTGCGCCACTACCCCAAAGCCGACCACGATGATGGCCCGGACTGTCTGCACATGCTGTGGACGCTGGCGGTATCGCGCAGCGCAAAATTTCAGATACACACCCCACGCAGCACCGGGCGTGACCGTGGCGGGCGTTTTGGTTCAGGAGGATGGTAATGGCACAGCTTGTTGATATTTACGGACGCCCGCTGAAACGTGAGGCACTCAAAACCACGCAGTCGGTCCGGGTGGCGGAACGGCTGCGCATTTATCCCGACCACCCGTCGCGTGGTCTGAACATCAGAAAACTGCCGCGCATTCTGGAAGCAGCCGAACGCGGTTATCTTCCGGCGCAGGCGATGCTGTTTGCGGATATGGAAGAACGTGACGGCCATCTGTTCGCCGAGATGGAAAAGCGCAAAAAAGCGTTGCTGACGCTGGACTGGTCGGTGGAGCCACCCCGCAATGCCTCGAAGGCTGAAAAGGAGCTGGCCGCCGCCGTGGATGAGTGGCTGCACGGTATCCCGGATATGGAGGACATCATCCTCAACGGGATGAGCAGTGTCGGTTACGGTTTCAGCTGTCAGGAAATCAGCTGGGCGTTCGTGGACAAAACGTGGCTACCGGATGCGGTAACGCTGCGACCGCATAACTGGTTTATTACCCTGCCGGAACACAATGACGAACTCCGGCTGGATGACGGCAACTGTGGGGAAGATGGTAAAGTCGGTTCCGCGCTGTGGCCGTTCGGCTGGCTGGTTCATCGTTACAACGCCCGGTCGGGGTTCCTGGGTTCATCCGGCCTGTTCCGCGTACTGGTCTGGCCGTATCTGTTTAAAAACTTTGCGCTGCGTGATATGGCGGAATTTCTGGAGATTTACGGTCTTCCGGCGCGCATTGCCTACTATGCACAGGGCACCAGTGATGCTGACCGGGACAACATTCTCGAAGCCCTGGTCAATCTGGGCCATGAAGCGGTGGCAGCACTCCCTCAGGGTAACGAGATTGAATTCAAGGAGGCCGCCTCCGGCGGGCCGGAGGCGTTCATGTCGATGGTGGAATGGGCGGAGCGTACCACCTCAAAAGTGATCCTGGGCAGTACACTGACCAGTCAGGCCGACGGCAAATCCTCCACCAACGCGCTGGGTAATGTGCATAACGAGGTCCGGCACGACATTCTGACCGCCGATGCTCGCCAGCTGTCCGGCATGTTCAGTAGTCTGATACAGATGATGGCCAGTCTCAACGGCTGGCAGGATATCCCACCGCGTCGCCTGCCACGTCTGGTGTTTGATGTGCAGCAGGAAGCCGACATTAAGAGTGTGGCAGAAGCCGTCAGCGTGCTGGTTAACAATGTGGGGATGAAGGATATCCCGGTGTCGTGGGTACGCCAAAAAACCGGTATTCCCACCCCGAAAGACGGCGAAGAGGTACTGGTGCCGGTAGCTCAGCGTCTCCCTGTGCAGGCTGGTCTCAGCCAGCTGCGTGAACGGCTGAATATTGCCGTGCTCAGTCAGCAGGACAACGGGGAGGACGACCCGGCACAGCGCGCCATTGACCGGGCAGAACTTCCGGCAGAGGCCATTGCGCAGGGGATGAACGAACTGGTGGCACCTCTGGTGCAGGCCATACAGGAAGGTCGTGATGCAGATGAGGCCATGAACGTACTGGCGGAAGCCTGGCCGGAACTGCCGGATGACACGCTGCGGCAGTTGCTGACACAGGCGTTCTTTGTGGCGGATATCTGGGGGAGACTGAATGCCGACAGCTGACGATGTTGACCTGGGTTATGCGTACACCCTGAAACCGGAAGAAGCGATTAGGTATTTCGAAAGCAAGGGATACGTTATCGGCTTCCGCTGGCACGATGTGAGGGACATCGCCAGTGCCCGGGCGTTCACGGTGGCAGGCGTGCTGAAACTGGATGTTCTGAAGGATATCCGTGATGGCCTGACGACGGCACTGGCTGATGGCGGGACGTTCCGGGAGTTTGCAGCACAACTGGAACCACTGCTGGAATCAAAAGGCTGGCTGGGTAAAAAGCTGATTGTGGACGAGGACACCGGCGAACTGCACGGCAGACAGCTGACGCCGCGCCGGTTGCGCACGATATTTGATACCAACATTCAGTCGTCCTACAACGCCGGACGTTATCAGCAGCAGATGGCGAACGTGGCTGACCGGCCTTATTTTGAGCGCGTGGCGGTGATGGACCTTCACACCCGCCCGAAACACGCCGCCCTGAACGGTTTTACCGCCCGGGCGGATGATCCGGTCTGGGAGTATCTCTACGCGCCGGACGGGTACGGATGCCGCTGCCGTATCCGGGCGCGTTCGGCGTCGGATGTGGAGAAATATGGCCTGACGGTGCAGAGCAGCGAGGGGCGGCTGGTTGAGGTTGAGCAGGAATATGGCCAGCCGGGCCAGACCATCAGAACGATGGGGCTGAAAATGCCGGACGGATCCGTGTATACCGCCGACCCGGGCTTTGGATTTAATCCCGGTCGGGTGGCATGGCAGCCGGAACTGGAAAAATATGATTACCGCAGCGCCCGCCAGTATGTCACCGGCACGCTGACCGGGCCGGATTTTGCCCGAGGACTGGCGAACGTCAGCGAACTGGATGCGCGCCAGCGATATCCGCTGGCCATCCGTTCACCGGAACAGGTCGCCGCCACGGGCGCTGCACGGCAGACGGTAAACCTTACGGCTGACGTCATGCAGCGCCTCAGCGCAGCAGACACGCCCCCGACCGCCGCCGACTATGCGCTGATGCAGCAGACCATCGAACGGGCGGAGCATGTCACGCAGGACGGTAACGCGTGGCGGTATGCGTTACAGTCAGGCGACCGCTGGTCGGTGGTGACGGTTGAGGATGGCACGCTGACAGACTGGGTGATGCAGGACACCCCGGAGGCATCATGAGCACCGGTAAACTGGATATTAAGATTGATTTAAGCGCGTATAACACCACGCTGGGGAAACTGATTCGTTCCGTGAAGGACCGGCGCGACCTGATGACGGCACTTGCAGGCTCCATGCTGGATGCGGTTGAAACTAACTTTGAACAACAGGGTCGCCCGAAATGGATGGGCTGGAGTCCGGCCTATGCGAAACGGCGCGGCCCCGGGCAAATCCTTCAGAAGTCCGGGCGACTGGCTGCCAGTATCCGCTCTGCGGTTAACAATAACGAGGCCACGGTCGGGACAAACGTCCGTTATGCCCGTATCCACAACGAAGGCGGCGAAATACGCCATCAGGCACGGACGCAGAACCTGTATTTTAAGCAGTACAGGAACGGCAGCGTCAGCACCCGCTTTGTGAAGAAGCGCAACAGTAATTTTGTACAGAGCGCAACGGTCGGAGCGTATACGGTCAACATGCCCGCGCGCCCCTTCCTTCAGCTTGTACAGGACGACATCGACGAGCTGGAGAACACCGCAAACCGCTATTTTGCGCGTGTGATTGACTGAATGACCAGAAGCGCGCTGTAATCGCTTCTGACGACATAAACGCCTCACGGATGAGGCATTGCAGCACCGCACCCCATAAATGCCGCCAGAATCGTTTTTAAAAGGGTTTTAAAAACGGTTTTATTTCCCCTTTTATCCTTTCCCGTTATGGCAGGGTGCTGAACACCCTCCACAGTACCCCGTGTTCCCCTTCCGTCATCATGCCGCGCATGAAGATGAACATTGCGGCGTTAAGCCTCGAAATTACTAAAGCAACCCACAGCGAAATCCAGCTGTTTCCGGCAGGCGAGTTCAGCGCGGTGGATGGTCGCCCGTATACCGATGAAGTCGAAAGCGGTAAATGGGTGCTGACTGCCGGACTGGCCGCGCAGCTTGTCGCACAGGTGGCAGCCCGTACCACGCCTTTTGTCATTGATTACGAACATCAGACGCTGCGCGCCGTAAACAACGGCAAGCCTGCCCCGGCGGCGGGCTGGTTCAGCCAGGTGGAATGGCGTGAAGGTTCGGGCCTGTATGCCATCGGTGTGGAGTGGACGGAGAACGCGGCGGCCATGATTGCCGCCGGAGAGTACAAATTTATTTCCCCGGTATTTGGATACAACCGGCGCGGCGAAGTCATCGAACTGTTACACGCCGCACTGACCAATACCCCGGCGCTGGACGGTATGGACGCGGTCATGCTGGCTGCGGCCAGCCGTCTGGCGAGTCTGTCAACTGAAACGGAGACCACAACAGTGGATGAAGAACTGTTAAACGATTTGCTGTCCAGTCTGCGCTGGATGCTTAACCTCCCGGTTACCTCAACGGCGGAAGATATCAAAAACGAGCTGCAAAAGGTCGTTGACATGATTTCGAACGGTCAGGGAACGGCGGCGGCATCCGTCAGCCTGCTGGCCCTGCTGAATCAGAAAGATGAGCAAATCGCCAGCCTGTCAGCCAGTGCCTATGACCCGTCAAAACACATTTCCCTTGCTGCCTTCGAAGAACTTCAGGGGCGTTATGCCGCACTGGCGCAACAGTCCGGTGAGGCCGAAGCCGGGGCACTGATTCAGGCGGCGCTGTCTGACGGGCGACTGCTTCCGGCACAGGAAGACTGGGCGAAAGATTACGCCAGCCGCGATATCAACGGCTTTAAGTCCTGGCTGGATAACGCACCGAAACTTGTTGCGCTCAGTCAGACCCAGACGGGCGGCAAACCACCCCAAACGCCGTCACCGGCCCCGGCGCAGATTAAAACCGGCGATGACGTCGATATCGATATCGCCATTTGTTCAATGATGGGCGTTGATCCAGAAGATATCGCCCGTTACGCAGGAGAAAAGTAAATGGATCGTAATACCCCCTATCGTGACGGCGAACTGAACCCGGTGCCGGTTGCCGCTGCGACCGAAATTTTTGGCGGTCATATGGTGGCCGTTAACGCATCCGGTTATGCCGTTCCGGCCAGTGCCACGGCCTCACAGATTACGCTGGGCGTGTCTGATGGCTGGGTGGATAACAGCAAGGGCAGCGATGGCGACGCCACCGTTCTGGTGCGTTGCGGCAAAGCCTTTCTGATGGCGAACAGCACCTCAGATCCGGTCACGCAATCGCAGGTCGGCAAGCTGTGCTACGTGGAAGACAGCGTGACCGTGGCAAAAACCGACAACAGCAGCGCCCGCCCTGTCGCCGGGAAAGTGATCGGCATCGGTGACGATGGCGTCTGGGTTCATTTCAGTTAAGGAGCGAAACGTGTTAGTTAACGCTAAAAACCTCAACCAGATTTTTATCAATCTTAAGACCACCTATCAGAAAGCCTTCGACCAGACCCCCACTGACTGGCAAAAAGTGGCAATGGAAGTGCCATCAGGCAGCAAGGAGAACGACTACAGCTGGTTGAGTCGTTTCCCGAAAATGCGCGAGTGGGTCGGTGATAAAAACGTTAAATCTCTGGAAGCCTTCAACTACACCATCCGCAACAAGGACTGGGAAGCCACGGTTGAAGTCGATCGTAACGACATCGAGGACGACCAGATTATGGGCTATGCCCTTCAGGCCAGAGACGCGGGCCAGTCAGCGGCAGAACTCCCGGCAGATATTGTGGCGTCCCTTATCAATAATGGTTTTACCAGTCCCTGTTACGACGGCCAGATGTTCTTTGATACCGACCACCTGGTCGCCGGTAAATCGGTGTCCAACAAAGGCACCAAAAAACTCAAAGTGGGGTCGCTTGCTGAAGCAAAAGCCTCCTACGGTGCTGCCCGTACGGCCATGCGCAGTCTGAAAGATGACGAAGGCGCGTCTCTCAGAATCCGTCCGAATCTGCTGGTTGTGCCACCTGCGCTGGAAGATGACGCGAACTACCTGATGACCGCCGAGAAGTTCCCGGACGGTACGCCGAACCCGTACCGCAACACCGCTGAAGTGCTGGTGATGCCGGAGCTGACGTCGGATTCTGCGTGGTTCCTGTTCGACACCTCCCGCTCGGTCAAGCCGCTGATCTTCCAGCAGCGTAAGAAACCGGTTTTTGTGGAGCAGACGGACTACAACAGCGACAACGTATTCATGCGTAAGAAGTTTCGGTTTGGTGCCGAAGCGCGCTGTAACGGCGGTTACGGCTTCTGGCAGATGGCATTTGGTTCTGATGGTACGACGGAGTAATGCATGGAAAAGGTGATTGAAATTACCGCCCGCCGTGAGGGTTTTCGCCGCTGCGGTGTGGCACACAGCGCAACCACGAAGGCATGGCCTGCGGATGCGTTCACCCCGGAACAGCTGGCGGTGCTGAAGGCTGACCCCATGCTGATTGTGGTGGAGCGCGATAAAGCATCCGGCCAGAACGACGCGGCCCGGGGGGATGAACTGGCCGCACAGCTGGATGCCGAGCGTCAGAAAGTCAGCGAACTGACAGCGCAGCTGGAAGAAGAACGCCAGAAAGTCAGTGAACTGACCGCACAGTTGAACGCCGCACAGAAAACACAAAAAGCGGACAAAAAGGAGAAGTAACCCATGTCTTACGCCACACCGGAACAGTTCATCAGGGCATTCAGTGAACGCGAGGCACGCACACTGACGGATGAAGACATGACGGGATTCATCGACGAAGAAAAACTGGCCTCCGCGCTTGCACGCGCCAGTGCCCAGATTGATGGCTATCTGGTGGGGCGTTACCGGACCCCGTGGCCTGACAGCCCGGGGAGTCTGGTGGGTTACTGCTGCGATATCGCCCGTTATCACCTGGCGACCGATTACCGTATCTGCTCAGAAGAAATTCAGATGCGCTACCGGGATGCCATCCGCTTTCTGGAGAAAGTTGCGGCAGGACAAATCAACCTCGGACGGGATACGTCCGGCAGCGTGATCCAGTCATCGTCACAGGTGCGTATCCGCTCCGGCTCCCGTCAGTTCGGGCGTGAGTCCACACGGGGAGGTGCATTCTGATTACTGAAATTGAACGGGCGCTGGTTGAGCGTCTGCGCTGTGGTCTGGGGCATATGGTGCAGGAGGTCCGCACCTATGCCGGTGAACTGGATGAAGACCCGGGCCGGATTGTTCGCAGCCTTCCGGCAGCCTGGGTGACGTTCGGCGGCATCGTGAAAACCGAACGCTATTCCACGTCACGCCGGAAATACATTGCCACCGGACGCTTTGTGGTTGTGGTGGGTGATTACAACACCCGCAGCGAACAGAGCGCCAGACAGGGAGGCACCGTCCGGGATGAAGTCGGGGCAAACCAGCTGGTTGAATCCGTCCGCCGCCTGCTGACCGGTCAGGATTTGGGGCTGGAGATTGATTATTTCGAACCCGGGCGGGTCAGAACGCTGTTTAACACCGGCGTGGCAGAGCGGGCAATGTCCGTATTTGCCTGTGAGTTCGATACCCGCTGGGTGGAGCACGCGCTGGCGAACGGCAAATGGCCGGAGCGCGGCGCAGAAGCGGATCGCCTCTTCAACCGCTACCACGGCAGGCTGTCAGACCCTGACCCGGAACTGCTGAACCTTGGCATCCGGTACCAGGTGCAGGACAGCGACGCTGAAATATCAGGGCTGACTGAATTAAGAGAGCAACAGCATGAACAAAATGAAGGTTAAGGCGGCTCCCGGGATGAAGTTCCCGATGGAGGATAACGCCCGGAAATACATCACTACGGAAGCGGTGACCGTTGAGAACACCGCTTATTACCGGCGCGCCGTTCAGGACGGTGACCTGATTCTGGTGAAGGATGAGTCTGAAGCCACCGTGACGGCTGAACAGGACGCCGTGCAGGTAAAAGCGAAGGTGAAGAAAGAGAAACAGGTGGGTTCCGATGAGTGAAATTCAGTTTGACACCATTTCGGGCGGCATCCGTAAGCCCGGTGTGCATTTTGAATTCAATACCCGGCTGGCCGTTAACACGCTGCCGGGTAATGAACAGCGTGTTCTGGTGATTGGTCCAATGCTGTCAGGCGGCACCGCCACGCCCCTGAATGCCGTTTCCGTGTATTCCGAAGACGAAGCGGATTTGTATTTCGGGGCCGGTTCGCTGGCCGCTGCAATGGCGCGCGCGGCCATTAATGCCAACAGCTATCTGCAACTGGATGTTATCGGTATTGCAGACACTGGCGCAGGAAAGGCAGCAACCGGCGCGGTTACCATCAACGGTACAGCAATCAGCAGCGGCACACTGTCGGTATGGGTTGCCGGTGAGCAGGTCACGGTGGATGTGGAAACCGGTGATGAACCGTCGAAAATCATTCCGGCACTGGTGGAAGCAATGGCGCAGACGCCCTCGCTTCTGGTGACGGGGGAATACAAATCAGAAACCTCTCAGCTGACGGTGACCACCCGGACCAAAGGTGCCTGGGGGAATGACATCACCCTGTCAGCGTCCACCACGGCAGGTGGTCTGACCGTGAGCGCCACACCGATGGCGAACGGCGAAATGGACCCGGATATTCAGCCCGCACTGGATGCGGTCTTTGCCGCCGGTCACAACATTCTGATTTGTCCGTTCAGTACCACGCCAGCCCTCGCCGCCCTGAAGCAGCATCTGGAGAAAACCGGGAACGCGATGGAACAGCGCGGCGCGATTGGCTGTGCGGGCTGGACGGGCAGTCTCGGAAACGGGATCACCCTGGCAGCCGGTGTGAACAGCGGGCGCATGTCCGTCCCCTGGTATCGCGGCTCCGTGAAGCTGCCAGCAGTACTGGCTGCCATCTACGGCGCTGTGATGGCGGGCGAGGAAGACCCGGCACGTCCGCTGAACTCGCTGGCGCTGTCCGGGCTGGATGTGGTCGCCATGTCACAGCGTGAAAGCCGTAACGAGCAGGAAAACGCTCTGCATAACGGCCTGACGCCGGTTGAGGTTGGCCCGGGTAACACGGTGCAGATTGTGCGTGCGGTCAGTACATACACGGTTAACGCACAGGGTGTGACTGACGTCTCGTTACTGGATATCACGTCCATCAGAACGCTGGACTACACCCGCAAGGCGTGCCGCGAACGCATCAGCCTTCGCTTCCCGCGCGAAAAACTCAGCACACGCACTATCGCAAAAGTGGAAAGCGAACTGTATGACGTGCTGATCAAGCTGGAGGAAGCGGAGATTCTGGAGAACGTGGAAGCGAATAAGGCAAAGCTGCGCGTTCAGCGAAACGGGAAAGATGCAAACCGTCTCGACTGCGTGGTTCCGGCGGATGTGGTTAACGGCCTGCATGTGTTTGCCGGTCGCATCGACATGATTTTGTAAGGAGCCTGATAAATGTCTCTGCATGAATACATTGGCTCGATTGTGCTGGAGGTGGACAGCCAGGAAATCGAGATCACCGACCTTGATGTTCAGATCAACACCGGGCGAAAACTGGTCAAGACCATGAACAAAACCGGCAGAGCCAAAGGCTTTGCCCGGGGCATTGGCACCTACGAATTGTCCGTTTCGGCGGTAATCCCTGATACCAACGAGCCGGACTGGGAAAACCTTGAAGGTGTGAAAATCTCGTTGTACCCGCTCAGTAAAAGCGGCAAGCGCACCTCCTATCTGGACTGCTTCACAACCGAAGTGGGTGAGAAATACACCGTCGATAATGAAGCGAAAATTGATATCAAACTGGCTGCACTCAGGAAGGTGACAGGATGACTTTGATTAATACACAGACCGGTGAACTGTCTGATGGCGTGGTGTTTAACGGCACCGTTCATAAAAACTTTGAGCTGCGTCTGCCGGTCATGCGTGATAACGGGCAGGCACTGGAAGAAACTGAAGAACGCTTTCAGACAGTGGACGGCTTCGCGGCGGATTATTACTACCGCTGTGCAGTGATGGCGGCAACGCTGGTCCGTCTGGGGGATATCCCGCAGGAAGAACTGACGGCGGATTTGTTGCACGACAACATGACGCCGGACGATTTTAATATTCTGCTGGCATCACGTAACGTCCTGAAGGTAAAGCGGAACGGCGGGAATCCCGGCTCGCCGGACTCCGGCTCGCAGTCCTTATCCTCGGGCGCTACGGAATAACCGAAGATCAAATCATGACCATGAGCCGTCCCGAGCTGGACGGCTGGCTTGCTGCCGTTGACAGGCTGAGCGGCGGCGGCTCAGGAAGGAAGGACACCTCACAGACCACCCGCCAGTCATTTAAATCCCTCAGGAAGAAACGCAGAAAAGGTAAGCAGAAAAATGGCCGGTAATTTCAAAGTTGGCATGACCCTGACTGCGAAGGATGAAGCCTCGCAGGTTCTGGAAAAGGGACAAAAACAGGTTATCAAAGCCACCGAAGATGTAACAAAGGCAACACGGAAGGCAGGCGCAGAGCAGAGGCGTACCGGACAGGAAAGCGTTAACAGCACGAAAAAGGCCGCAAAAGAGATACAGCGTGCCGCCCGTGCCCGGGAAACGCTCGGTATTCGTGCAGAGCGTGAGATCCGGCGTGAAATTTATCTGACGGTTGCCAGTTATAACCGTCTGGCTCGTGCCGGTTTTGAATCTGCGCAGGAGCAGGAACGCGCCATGCAGGCCACCCGGGAAAAAGCCCGGGCACTCAAGCGTGAACTGGATGGCGTCACTCAGGCACAGATGAAGATGGCGAAAACGCCTGTTATCCCCGAACCGGGGCGTTTTGCCCGTGCGGCTGCATTTGGCGGGAATGCCGTGACAACAGGCGCTGGTATCGCAGCAGGTGCTGCCATTATGGCGCAGCCGGTCAAAAAGCAGATGAGCTACGAACGCCAGCTGGCAATGATGGCCAATACCGCCTTCAGTGATAGCGGGCTGGAGGGGCGCAGGGCTGGTCTTGAGCAGATGAAAAACAGCATCCGTAACGCGGTGACCTGGGGTGGCGGCACGAAAGAAGACGCCGCCGAAACGCTGGATGCCCTGCTGAAAGATGGCGGTATTTCATTTGAAACAGCCAGTAAGTGGCTGCCTGAACTGATGAAATACGCCACGGCTTCCGGTGCATCAGCGACAGACCTGGCTAATGTGATGCTTAAGGGTAAAAAGACCTTTGGATTCAGGGATGAAGATATTTCCACCGTTCTGAATATGGCAATTGCAGCGGGCAAAGAAGGTAGCTTTGAACTGAGCGACATGGCCCGCTGGTTATCTTCGCAACTGGGGTCAGCGTCAGCTGCGGGGATGAGAGGCAAGGATGATTTTGTCAAGATTCTGGCGCTGAATGAAGCTGCCGCCATCACGGCGGGAAGCAGTGATGAGGCCGGAAATAACGTGTTTAACCTGCTGGCTAAACTGACCAGCCACGATATTGAAACAGCGGCAAAGAGCATTGATTACAACGGTAAAGGAATTGATTTTTCCGGCACGCTGGTTCAGGCGCGCGAACATGGGCTTGATCCGATAGATGCGCTGTCCAGTCTGATAGACAAAATCGTTGCCAGCGATAAACGCTTTCAGGAGTTGCAAAAGAAACTGGCCTCCGCCCGGGATAAAGGCGAGCAGACAGCTGTTTATGATTCGATGGCAAAACTCCTTGAAGGCTTTGGTGTCGGGAAACTGGTTGCAGACCAACAGGCGTTAAAAGCGTTGCTGGCTTACCGTAACAACCCTGAATACCGGAAAAAGGTTGAAGACGCGATTAATCAGCAGCGCACCCTGCCGGAAGGTCAGCGCGCGGGTGATGTGGATTTTAAATTCATATCCGGCCTCAATGACTTTAAAACCGAACAGGCCAAAAACACGCTTGAATTTTCACAAATGGACAGCATGAAAAAGCTGGCTGATGCGTCCGGTACTGTGGCCGATGCCATAAGCTGGGCGGGTGAAAAGTTTCCGGGACTGACCACGGCAGTGGTGGGTGCCACGACCGCCATTGAAGCGATGACCGCAGCGGCTCTGACATGGGCCGGGATCAAAATCCTGACCGGGGGTAAAACCGGTGGCAAGGCTGGCGAGGTTGTCGGTGATGTAATTGAAAACACGGTCAAAAAAGGCAAAGGATTTAAATTCCCCGGCATTGCCGGTAGCCTGCTTTCTTTCGGTGGCACCGTTACGGCACTGGCCACCGCAACCAGCCCGGAAGAAGACGCCGCCGTCGAAGGAAGCGAGGAACGCTGGAAGCGCATCCGCGCCCGATATCCCCAGGAAATCATCGATGCTGCCCGCAAAAAATACCAGCCGTGGTGGCAGTTTGGGGAAGGCTACTCCACCGAAAACGAAGAGTGGTTGAGGCGCTGGGAGGAAGACAGGAAAAAAGCCGCAGCTGATGCCCTGCCATCACCGGCGCAGGTCAACAAAGCCGCCGGAAACACAACGCCTGAATCAGTATCAACGCAACCCGGACGCATCACCCAGCCGGGATACCTCACGCACTGGGGGCCACCTGCCAGCCCCATTAATTTCACCACACAACTGGTGCTCGATGGTCAGATTGTGGCGGAAGCAGTGAACAAATACAACCTTCAGGACGGTAACAGAGGCACGGGAGGAACTTACTGATGGGCTGGGCTGAAAACCTGCAAAACGCCTCCTTTCGTGGCGTGCAGTTTGATGTACTGAACACGGATGAACAAATCAGCCGCGACCATGCGGTCTATGAATACCCGTTTGTTGACGGGGCAGATTTGCACGACCTCGGACGCAAGGCGCGACCGTTCCGCATGACGGCGTTCCTGTGGGGGGAGTATTACGAATATAAACTTGAAAAGCTGATCGCTGCCCTGGACGAAGGCGGCGATGGTGAGCTGATTCACCCGGTTTACGGCTCCGTACCGTCGGTGATTGTGACCGGCTACAGCATTCGCCATGACGCAGAAAGCCCGGACAGCTGCACCATCGACATGAGCTTTCTGGAGAGCCGCACCGGCAGTGCGTTGTTCTGCACCCCGTTACCAGAGCTGTTTGCACAGCAGTTATTTGAAGAACTGGATAAGTTACTGGCACAGTTAAGCGAATTTTTTGACGCTGTTACGCCCCCTTTAAAGACCATTAACAGCGTGATTAAAAAAATCCAGGCAGTGCGTGCCACGCTGGTAAATACCCTGCTGACGTTCAAAAGTGATTCATTCTCCACAGTCGAAAATGTTGTGTCACTGACCAGCGAACCCGGAAAGTTTATCGGCGGGCTGGCAGAGGTGCTGGAAATCCACACGTCAGATGTCGGGCACGCGGTGCCGGTTCTGGCGCGTAGTGATTCCGCCACCACGACCGGACTGACCGGGGAAGACAACGTCGCCAGTTCTGCGACAGTGATGACCTGCTGGAATGAGGTGATGGCAGATATGGATGAGCTGGTCGCGCTGCCGGTCGCACTGGTCAGCGGTGATAAAACGCCGTCTGTGGCACTTCCGCCGGATGCGTCCGTGGAAGACGTGCACGACGTGAAAGCGGCTTATGCGGTTCTGGCAGCCTCAGAGCTGGCCAGCGTGGCGACGGCGATACTGTCAGATGAGGCCCAGTCAGAGCAGCTTATACCGGCGGATATCGGGCGACTGGTCGGGGATGTGCGCACCCGCTTACAGGCAGCCATCACGCTGTTCCGTGAACGCTATGAAGGCGAACGCGAACGGATAACCGAAACCGCATCACCGCTGGGGCTGATGTACCCGGAAATCATTCAGAGCATGAAGAACGTGGCGGCATCCGTGCAGGATGTCGGCCTGCTGACTCTGTCACGCCGCCCACCGCTGACGCAGAAACAGGTGCAGGCGGACGGTTGCCTGCTGTTGCTGGCGTGGCAGTGGTACGGTGATTACAGCCGTGCGGCAGAGCTGCAACGTCTGAACCCGCAGCTGCGTGACCCGAACAACATAACCGCTGGGATGGTGATTAATGCCTATGCAAAATAACGACGACAAAATCAGCCTGGTCATTGCCGGAAGATCGCATTCTGACTGGAGCAGTTATCGTATTGACAGCGATTTCCTGAAAGCAGCCGACGGGTGGCAGCTTCAGCTGGGACTGCCTGAAAAGGTGTTCCCGGCGGATATCGTCCGGGGTGTGCCAGTCCGTTTGCAGGTGGGAGATGAGACGGTCCTTAGTGGTCGCGTGGACAGCGTGCGCCGCAGTGTATCCCGTCAGAGCTGCGCGCTGACCCTGTCCGGGCGTGATGATGCCGCCATTCTGGTGGACTGTGCCGCGCCGGTGTTCAGCGCCAATCAGCTGACACTGGACGAGGTCATCGACAGGATAGTCAGACCGCTGGGGATACAGCGCATCCGTATTCAGGCGTCTGGTGTGTCACGTAATGACAAGGTCGTTATAGAGCCGGGGATGCGTGCGTGGGATGCACTGGCTAAAGCTGCCGCCGGTCGCGGCTTATGGCCGTGGTTTGAGCCTGACGGTACGCTGGTTGTGGGTGGCCCTGACTACACCACCACGCCGGTGGACACGCTGATTCTGAAGCTGGACGGTACCGGGAACAACGTGATGGAGCTGGACGATACCAGGTCCATTAACGGCTGTTTCTCCGAACTGACAGTACTGGCTCAGAGCCACGCCCGCCGCGCAGACAGCAAGAAACAGGTAGCCGTGGTGCCACTGGACATCTGGAACGAGGACGGCAGCGTGCGCACATTATCCGGGCAGGGCAGCGGTAATGCAGGTGGTGGTCAGACAGGCATTCATAACATGAAAGCCGTGGCCACCGACCCCACCGTGGATTATTACCGCCCGCAGATAATCACCCAGGGCGACACCAGTAACATGGAGCAGGTGAACTGGCGCGCAAAAAAAATGATGAGTGATGCCCGTCTGTCGGGGCTGGATATCGTTGCACTGGTTGCAGGCCATCGCACGGCGGACGGTGTCCTGTGGCAGCCCGGCCAGCGTGTGCGGATTGTCAGCGAACTCCACGGCATTGATGCCATCTTTTTCCTGATGGGGCGTGAGTTCAGCGGAGGCCGGAACGGGCAGACAACCCGGCTTCGCTTTAAGGAGGACGGCGTGTGGATACCTGACGCCTTCCCGCGTGAGAAGAAACGCCATCACCGCAGGGGCAAAAAGAAAAAAGAGGTCGCCATTGTTAAGGTCTGGGAGAAATGATGTGGGACAAGGTTAATCAGCGCATACAGCAGGCACTGGCCACCGTTCGCCAGGCATTCAGGGTGGTGACCGGTACGGTGGACAGTTCGACCAAAGTACAGCTTCTCCAGCTGAACGGGCTGGCAGGCGAGCAGCTGGACGGTGCGGAGTATTTTCAGCATTACGGCCTCACCACATCCCCGCCGCCCGGCTCTATGGGTATTGCCGTTCCGCTGAACGGTAATACCTCCCATACCGTCATCGTGGCCACAGAGCACGGCGCATATCGCCTGACGGAACTGAAACCCGGCGAGGTGGCCCTGTATACCGATGAAGGCGCGAAAATCGTACTGAAGCGCGGGCGGATTGTTGAAACCGAATGTGACGTTTACCGGGTGAAATGCAAACGCTATGAGGTTGAGGCAGAGGAGAACGCCGCATTCACGACACCGTTACTGACGGCCAGCGATAAGCTGACAGTGGAAGGTAAAATCACCGGCAGTGGTGGCATGGCCATCAGTGGGGGCAAGAAATATGCCGCCACCTTTGAAGGCAACATCAACCATGTGGGTGGTGTGATTACCTCCGTTGACGTCACCATTAATGGCATTAAAATCGGAACGCACAAACACCCGACCCCACACGGCATGTCTGACACGCCGGTTAATTAAGTGCTGAACACCCTCACCTGATTCTGACCTGTCCATGCTGCCAGACTGGCGGCATGGACCAGACGATTTCACCTGCAACCGGCGACTACGAACGCCGCCGGATTTATACACTTCATAACGCGGTTTATCTGCGACTGGCGACGCCGCTTGGCAGTTACTGGGCGGATGCGTCGCTGGGGTCACGCCTGCACGAACTGAAGCGGGAAAAAGACGTTTCCCGTGTTCACAGGCTGGCGGCGCAGTATGCCAGTCAGGCGCTTCAGCCCCTGCTTGATGACGGGCGGGCAAAATCCATTACCGTTGACACGAAAGCGGGCCAGCGCGGCTGGTTGTTGCTGTTAATCACCGTCACGGATAACGCGGGCACACCGCAGACGTTTGAACACCCTGTGAGGATTATGTAATGCCGTTTCCAGTTCCGGGCGTTGCTGAAAACACAGAACGCCAGCTACGTGATATCGCTAACGCCCTGCCGGGAGAAACCATCGACACCGGCGCTGACAGCGATTACCGCATTCGTGCAAATGCCGTATCTGGCGTGGCTGACGGGCTTTATATGCATCAGGGGTGGATACTCCGTCAGGTGTTTCCTGACACGGCAGACCCTGAATATCTGGAGCTGCACTGCCGCGCGCGCAATGTTTTTCGTAAAAAAGCAACGGCCTCATCCGGCCCGGCAGTGATTACCGGTACACCCGGTAAGATGCTGCCAGCCGGTGCGGAAATTCGTGGTGAAGGTGTCAGCGTGGCCACCACCGCAGACTGCACCATCGGTGATGAAGGCAGCGCGGAGGTGACGGCAAAAAGCACCACCACGGGCGCACATACGAACGCATCCACAACGCAGACGGCAACGCTGGTCAGTCCGCCGGAAGGCATCAACAGCACGGTGACGATTAAATCCCTGACCGGCGGAACGGACAGGGAAAGTGACGCCGACCTGCTGGCGCGTTATCTGGATATTCTGCGCAGGCCGCCCGCTGGCGGTAACAAATATGATTACAAACGCTGGGCGCTGGAAGTGGATGGCGTTACCTCGGCATATGTGGAGTCATTGCGTCGTGGGCTGGGAACGGTTGATGTGGCCATTACGTCAGCCAATGACCTTCCCTCGCAGGAACTGATTAATGCCGTGCTGGCACATATTGAGGAAGTCCGCCCGGTCACAGCGAAGGACACGATGGTACTGGCCCCGACGAAAAAAGCCGTTGATTTCGTTGTCCGGGTAAAAACCAGCGGCCTGACCGTTGAGCAGATAAAACCGCAAATAACTGACGTTATCACGGATTTTATGAACCGGCTGGAGCCGGGGCAGGAATTAATAATTTCACAACTGGAAACCCAGATTTCATTAATTTCCGGTGTCAGTGACCGGCGAATCATTACGCCAGCGGACAACGTAAAAGCCATTATTAACGCGTCAACGTGGGAATGGTTGCGCCCGGGAAATATTGATATTCAGCCTTTTCCGCGCGAGGGGTGATTTTATGAATATGGTCGATTTATTTCGCGCCATGCTGCCACCTGTCAGTTATGACCTGAACGGGAAATATATTTCCGCAGAACTGACAGCCGAGGCTGACGTCATGGAAGTCGTGAAGGCGTCAGCGGCGCGCGTTCTGACACAAATCACCCCGTTGCAGGCATCGATGACGCTGTCCGACTGGGAGCGCGTGTACGGTGTTATTCCTCGTGAAGGGGCAACACAACAGGAGCGGCGTCAGAACATTCTGGTAAAAATGGCTGCCACGGGGGGGCTGTCAATCCCTTACTTCAAAAGCCTTGCCGCCAGTCTGGGCTACACCATCACCATTACGGAGCCGCGACCATTCCGGGTGGGGATAAACCGCTGCGGCGACCGCCTGCTGATACCAGAAATCCGCTGGGCGTGGCAGGTCAATGTTATCGGGACAAAAACACCTGTCTACCGGTTCAGAACGGGCGCATCGGCAACCGGCGAACCGCTGACGGCCTTTGGTGAATCCATTTTAGAAAACACGTTTAAAGACCTTAAACCGGCTTTTACAGACTGTTATTTCACTTATGAAATCACATCTCAGCCAGAGCCAGTATCACCACTGACAATTAACAGAATTCAGTTTCAGTCAGTATGTCATGCTGATGCGCCTCTGCTGATAAATAATGCCGGAATGCATTTTGCAGTTATTCCTGTACTGAAAGGTAAACCGCTCACAATCAACAATACGCAGCTTCAGGCGGGAAACCTGAGTCAGGAACCATTGCTGATTAACAGAATGCAACTATTGTCGGAGCGGCGAACTATTGAACCACTGACAGTTAATACCGTTCAGTGGCAGTCGGGAAGGCAGACCACGGAGCCGATGACAATTAACAAAATACATTTACAAACAGCAAATAACAGCAGTACCCCATTAGTAGTTAACCATAATGGGCTGCACTTTGCCGTTATCACAGAGCCTTAAACAAAAGGTCTGATGTTGTTTATTTGTAATAACTACAGGAGAAATAATGCAGAGTTTAATGCCCCCGGTGAATACGCCGGATAAGTTATTTCATGATGGTGACCCGACTCAGGGAATTGAGGGAACCATCGTTACTGCTGAATTTATGAATAATCATCAGGCAGCAACGCGTGATTTGCAGCAGGAGGTGATTAACGTCCTTAAAGAGGCTGGCGTCACCCCTGACCCGGAAAAACAAAACCAGCTGGTTGAGGCGCTGACCTCGTTTATTGGCCAGAAAGTCCCGGATGCATCGCTGACGCAAAAAGGCGTAGTGCGGCTTAACAGTGCTGTTAACAGTGAATCAGAAACAGAAGCGGCTACACCAAAAGCGGTCAGGATTGCGATGGATAACGCAAACGCCAGACTGGCAAAAGACCGTAACGGCGCAGACATCCCGAATAAACAATTGTTTCTGGATAACATCAGCGGTGTGCCAAAAGCGCGTAAGGTCAACAACATGCCCCTGACTTCGGATATCACCATCAACAACATCAGCGGCAACGCCGGAACGGCAACCCGGCTTCAGACGGCCCGCAGGATTAACAATGTGCTGTTTGATGGCAGTGGCGATATCACGATTCCTGCAGGAATGAGTCAGTCAACAGCTGATGCCCGGTACATTCAGAATGTTCAGTTGGGGGCTCAGGTTCAGGGCGGATATCAGGCTCCGACAGGCTGCGTGGTCACCTTTGTTGATGGCGGCGAAAAAATGGAGTTCATCAAGTATAAACCAGTGCAAATTTATATTAATGGCGCATGGCGCACTATCTCTGGTTAATTAAGGAGAAAATAATGGAACTCAGAAATGTTACACGTTACCACCCTGAAGATATGCCTTATGGTGAAGGCATTCAGTATTTCCGCAGTGAAGACGGACAGGATTTTTATGAATCCATGGACAAATTCACGAAGAGATACAAATTGTGCATTCACCCTGAAAGCGGCGTGATTTATTCAATGGCGGAAGACGTGTCCCGTCTTTATCCGACAGGTTTCACCATTGTGGAAGTTGATGAACTGCCGGAAGGTTTTGGCATTGAAGCCAGTTGGTATTACAAAGACGGCGAAGTGCTGCCGGTTCCTGTTGATTATTCGCAACTGGCAGAAAAACAACGCCAGCATCTGCTGACTGAAGCAAAGGACATCACATCTGACTGGAAAACCGAGCTGGAGCTGGGCACCATCAGTGATGACGACAAGGCCCACCTGATGCAGTGGATGGCGTATATCAAAGAGGTGAAGGCTCTGAATTTAAGTCATGTGAGTGATAAGGAGTCTTTTGATTTTATTCAATGGCCACAAAAACCATGAGCTAACTTTTTGTGGTATTCAGAAATATATTAACCGATACAAAAGGAAAGCAGACCTTGAATATTATAAAACTCGAAAGTTTTCGACAAATTCCGGCGAATGAGGGATTGTGCGAGAACTATTATTCAACAAATATTATTTCAGCACTGAACGAAAACGGTGTCACGCTTATCAATGATATGTCCGGTTCTGTAACATCCGTCTGTCGTGGCACTCAGGCCGTAAATACTGTAGAAAGAACGGGGCTGATTTTCACGACATCCTCATATGTCACACTGTACAGCACACTTCCGGACTTAAAAGCCTCAGCTGTACAGCTGGGATTTCGTCTGACATTAAGTGCGGGAAAGAAATATTCATCTTCGCCATCCCACATCAGGATTAATGGCTATTCATTTACAACCCCGTATCCTGATGAAGCAGCCAGTTATTACTATGAAATTTTCGCAACGCGAAACGAAAACGGCTATGTCTCAGCCAGTCTGTACTGCAACCGCTCATTAGTTGGAAATACATCGTTTTATGTACCAGATGACCGGACTGACAAAATTCAGGTGAGTATTGGTAGTGGTGACAATATTTTTTCATCGGGTGCATCCGGCACGTCAATGCTGGGTGATATGTACTGTGGAACAGTGACATACGGTAGAAATAATAGTGCAGAACCCGCCCTGCTCGGAAGCATTGAGGTCAGATACAGCCCGGTAACGGCATTTACCGGTGGAAGCGCCAAAAACTCACTGAATAAAGATATTGTCACGGGGCTGAACACCTCTGACAGCGAGGCCGGATATCTGATGCTCTCGCCGTCCCTGAATGCAGCACAGGCCACGTTTGGTGCGGTGGATAACGTCAACAGTGATGTTGTGGCCGTTATGGCCTCGGTCACTTACCGCGGTGCTGATGCCCCCAATAACCGCCTGGCCTGGAAAGTGAAAAATGGCAGCCATGAAGGTGCAACGATTACAGAGAATGGCGTACAAAGTGACACAAACAGCTGGACGACTGTCTCACAGAGTTTTATGACTCAACCAGGAGGGGGGACTCCCTTCGCTAAGGGAGAGCTGATTTTTACAGCTGAGCTGCATAACATAACAAGAAATATAGCCTGA